TTCAGTCCCCGCACCGTCGTCAGGTCATGCTCATCTGAAGCCTGGCGATGAAAGAAAAGCAGGCTCGCGGCCTTCGTTCGGCCCTCGGCAACCGACTTGGCGAACTCCATCGTGTCTTCGGCCACACTGCCCTCGCCTGGGGCCGGCGCCGTCGTCGTCTCCAGGCTCCAAGCGTCGGAGCCCAGGCGCTTGGGGATGTTGGCCAGCATGGCGCGGTGCGCCTTTTTCAGCCGCGGGAGGACCATATGCCAAGTCTCATCAAAGTGCTCGAAGGTGGTCCGTGCCCCATCTCGCGCGTGAGGTGCCGAGGCCAGCGCCTCGGCCTTGCCATCCCCATTGATTCGCATGATCCGCTCGAGGCCGATGTCAAAGTCGCCCGCGATCCTGCTGAGCCCAAGGATGACACGCAACGCGCCATAGGCCAGATCCTCGCTCTGCTCCTCCGTATAGGCCACCATGGGAATGTAAGGGTCCGTCACCGAGCCACCGATAGGATTCCCTTTCTTGTCGAAGCCCACGCAGCGGACTGGGGCGTCCGGGGCGAGCTCGGCCGCAGCAATCCAGGCCGCCAGCTCGGCCTTTGCGCTGCCCTTGCGCAACGATAGCGCCCCACGGTGAAAGCGACGTCGGCCGGCCTCCTTCGCCCCCCTTGGGTGAATCTCGTACATACGGAAGATCAACCCGCGCTTCTCGTCGTCAATCTTCGCCGGCTGCCCACGCAGGTCCCCGGGTCCGAAAACGAGGTTGTCCTCGATCCAGTCGCAGACCAAACCGCCCAAGCTGGGCCAGGGCTTCTTGTCCAGCGCGGGAACCACGAGAACGCTCACTTGACTGACCTCAAGAACCGCCGCGGATCGGCCGAAGGCTTCGGCGCAGGCTGGCTAGTCTTCGGTGCCCGGCGCTCGGCCTCCTTGACCTTCGAGACCTCCCACTGCAACCGCCGCCTAGCAAGAGCATCAAGCCCGTATTGCTGGCGCTCGAGCCTGATTTCTGCCGCTAGACTGGCATCGCCGCGCCAGAAACGGTCGTGTAGGTCGGCCAAGATGTAGAGTCCGGGCACATCCGCGTCGACGAACTCGGCAGACAACGGCGACCGCCACACGGCCGTCCAGAAGTCTCTCGCTAGGTCGCACCACGGCAAGACACCAGCGCCATCGCACCACGCGCATTCCTCGCCCGGACAGCCCTTGTTCAGGGGCCCTGGGCAAGATCGGTGCGGCAGATCGGGAATCTCTCGCCGGACCAGTTCCGCGGAGCCTTCCGCGGGAAGGGTGGCCTTGGTGCTGGCCTTATTCATGCGCTGGCGCAGCGCCGGGGCCTTCGGAGGTGGGCCCATGCCGGCCATCAGATGCCCCCCAGGCCCGTAACCGACTCCGCAGACTTGTACAGACTTTGTTCAGGCTGCTCCAGCGGTAGGCAGCGACAAGCTTCTGAAGATTTCATGCCCCCCCACCCGCTTTGTTCCGTGGCGGTGTGCCTGCTATGGCATGGGTGGCACGCAGCTCTTACGTTACTCTCGTCCAGGGGAGCCCCGCCTTGCGCGAGCGACACTATGTGATCAACGTCTGTCGCAGCCGTCGTCCTACCCTCAGCATTGCAGCCCATCTCGCACAGAGGATGCCGCGCCAGGAACCACTTGCGGAAGCGGCGCCAGCCCTGGGTATCGTAGAAGCGATCCCGATCCGGTCGCGTCTGCTCTCTGGCCCGCTCCCTCTCCCGCCTATGGGTAGCGCAACGCCCACGCCGCGAGCCTCGGATGAGCAAGGCTGGACATCCCGGGACCGTGCAGGGAGTGAGCGCAGCGCTTGGCATCAGGTCACCTTCCCGACGTTGCGCACGAGCAGGCCGAGCTCATGACTGCCGGCCTTGCTGCCGCCAGCGCCGAACGTGAACTTGAAAAGGGCCATGTGCCGCTCGGTGGCATCGTCGGAGAGTGATACCGATAGGATGGCGTTGTCGGCTGGCTGCATGGTCCAGGTCAGAAGACCGGCTGCGTCCACCGTTACATCGTTGAGGTTGAGCACGTTCTGATTGTTCCTGCTGTTGATGATCATCTGGCTGTCCACGTCGTACAGGGTTAGGGTCAACGTTGTGAGCGATCCTGATGGGATCGCGGCTCCGTTCTCGTCCTTGATGGTCGCGGTGTATTTCTGCGTGGTCCTCTCATCCACGGTGCGCTCGACGGGCGTCAAGAGGCTGCGGCTCATCTCAGCACCTCACGATGTGCTCATCGGAGAAGCCCGCCCCCGTGAGGGCTCCATCCTGCATCTGTTGAGTGATTGCCTCCTCGCCCAGACCCGAAGGGATCAGCACCTCGGATGCAAAGACCGGGGTCGTGTCGTCTTCCAGCAGGAACGCCGGGCCAAGCAGCGCCTCGGTTTCGAAGCACAGGAAGTCCCCGAAGATCCACGGTGCGACCGTTGGGGTGAACACGCCCCAGACCACAGCCCGTTGGTGCGCAGCAGGGAATTCCGGCCGGTAGATCCATGCTGGGTAGACCGCGCCCCAGCCTGGACGAGGTAGAGGCTGTCGGTCCGGGCCCGCGAATGCGCGTTGTAGGGCCGCAGGCAAGGATGGGGCGAAGCGGAAGCCATCCGGGAACACCGCACCCCATCCGGGCGTGGGCAGGGGTGTCTTGTCCAGCCCGAAATGGACGCGCTGGTAGAGCAGGATCGGCGGGCTGGGGAGCCACGCAGGGTACTGCGCGCCCCAGCCGGGAGTCGGTAGCGGCTGCCTTTCCGGGCCGAAGTAGGCTCGCTGATGGAGCAATAGCGGGCGACCGGGGAGCCAAGCTGGGTACACTGCACCCCAGCCGAGCGGGGCGACAGGTGGACGGTCTGGTCCTGCATAGGCTCGCTGCCGTGCCGTGATGAGCGCGGGGGGGGAGGCAAGCCAAGCTGGGTAGCGACCCTCCCAGGAGAGGTCAGGAACACCTGTCGGAACCGGAGTGAACACACCCCAAGCGACAGCCCGCTGTAGCGCAGCCGGGAACTCAGTCCGCTCTATCTTGGCCGGGTAGAACGCTCCCCAGCCCAAGGGCGCGACAGGTGGTCTTTCTGGCCCGGCATAGGCGCGCTGCTGAGCCGTGACGAGCGCGGACGGCCCAGCAAGCCAGGCCGGATATCGTGCCTCCCAAGAGAGCGCCGGGACCCCGGTAGGCGCTGGGGTGAAGACACCCCAGGCCAAGAACTGCTGCGCTGCACTCGGGAATTCCGGCCGCTCGATCTTTACCGGGTACAGCGCTCCCCAGCCCAGAGGCGCAACGGGTGGCCTTTCCGGGCCTGCGTATGCTCGCTGCGCGTGGGTCGGAAGGCCCGGGATGGGGGCGAGCCAGGCCGGGTATAGCGCCTCCCACGCCAGAGGTGGGGCTGTGGGAGCGCTGACAAAGGGCCAGGCCACCGCCTGCTGATGCGCTGTGGGTAGAGCCGGAGCGAAGCGCGTCGGATCGGGGTAGGTCGATGCCCAGGCCAGGGGTGGAACAGGGAGCTGTGCGAGGGCGGACGTGTACGCGAACGCTCGCTGCTGAGCCGTGGGCAGGCTCGGCGCCGCTGGTAGCCAGGCCGGGAAGACTGCGCCCCAGCCAGGAGTCGGTAGCGGCTGCCGATCCGGACCGAAGTAGGCGCGTTGGTGCTGAGTCTGGTAGCTCGGCCGAGCTATCCAATCCGAATAGACCGGCCTGAAGGATGCCGAGCTGGGGATGGGCGCGAGGCGCTCGATGCCCCACCAGGCCCGCTGCTGAGACGTCGGCAGTGCTGGTACCTGTGAGATTTGGACCGGATAAACCGGCTTTGCGCTCTCCGGGGGTGGCGGCGGGGGTGGCCCGGGCCACGCTGAGGACTGAGCCTGCCAGGTCCTCTGCTCGGCGGTGACAACCCGGTCGGGATAGCTTGCCTTCCAGCGGTCGACGGTTTGGACGGCAGGCGGGGCGAAAAACAGAACCCCGACGAACGCTTGGTAGATGACAGTCTTCCCCGCGCCCAGCGGTACACCCCCGCCGGTAGTGCCTGTGCCAGCTTGGGCGGGGCCCGAATGCTGGACGAGGAGGAGGCTCATCTAGGGCCTAGAAGTCGGTGGCCAGGATCTCACTCCACTCGACGCCAACACGCATCTGCCATGTCCCGGTGGCTGGGACGGTGGCCCGCAGGATGAAACCCTCGTTCTGCGCAAGCACGAGCGGCCATTCTCCCGACCAGTCCGGCGTCCAGATCCCGGTTGTTTGCAGCATCACCGCGTTCGTGGCCGTGCTCACGGCGAACATGATGGCCGCGTGCGGATTGGCATCGAGGACTCGCGTCCCCGCCGTGAGTGTCGCGGTCGTGGATTGCCGGATCTCCTGAACGAGCGTCGTCCCGAAGCTGGTGCGCCGCTTGGCGTTGTTGGTCGTGAGCGTGAGCGTGCCGCCGCCCGTGTCCGCCGCGGTGAAGCTGCGAGCCGCCATCATCTCGAACAGGCCCACGCCGGCGGTGAAGCCGGTACCGAGAGAGGACATGGCCAGAGCCACCTTGCGGATGAGAGCCACGCGCGTTGAGTCGGTCCAGCGGAACGCATAGACGGGCGCCGCGGCGCCGAGGCCGGCCGCCATCGTCCCCGTCACGCTGTCCACGGAGTAGGAGCCCAGCGCTCCTACGTCCATCGGCCGAGGCGTCATGCGCGCCGCGCGTGTATTCGTCTCAACCGCAAGGTCGGTTCCGGTGTTACCTGTTACCTTGAAGCCCACGTTGCCCCCCTCAATTCCATGCCCACGCTACCGTCCACAGCCCCCAGAGCCATTGTGTATCGCGGCGCTGCCCGTAGAGCGAATCCGAGGTCCTGTCCGCCTCGGCTTCGAACTTCTGGTCATGTGCGATCGCGTAGATGGTGAAGCCGGTTCCGGCCACGATCAGGCCCGCAGTCACCCCGAGGAATCCCTTGGCCATGATGTGCTCGTCCGCTGAGTGGTCCGCAGTGTCCACAGGATAGAGCCACGCCTCTACCAGCGACCCGCTGACGATGGAGGGCTGGCCGGTGATGGCCACGCTCGTATCCGATCCGCCGGGGTGGACGCCGAAGTCGACTGTCGTGCTTCCCTGTGCGCCCATCAGTACGCCCCGCTGGGGATGGCTACGTCTCGCGGGCCGCCGGAGACTGCGTAGCCTGGAGCCCAGGAGAGCACCGGCACCACGGCGGCGGTCACCGTCGAGGGGTGAACCAGCACCGAGCTCCCCCACCCGACCGGCGGGTTGTCCTCGGTGCTCAGGGTCCCATTCGTTGTCCAATCTCGACCGTTTCCGGAATAATCCTTGACGTCGCTTGATGAAAGAAACGGATTCCAGAGATGCAAGCCCCCGAACCTCTTCGGTGGGATCTGTCGCATCTCGGCTTCAAGTTCCGTTTGTGTGAGAACCGCGTCATACATCTTCAAATGCGCGACGGATGCTGACAACAGCCCATTCAAGAAATCCGTGAGGATTGTTAATCTCGAAGGAGTAAATGCGCCAACGGTGGTTGAGGCCGTTGACAGGTTGATGTCACCCGGACGCGCCGCAAAGCCATTTACCGTTCCGCCATCGCTTGTAACCGCCCAAAAGATCCATTCATCATTGACGATTGATGAGATGATATCCGAAGAATCGGCCCCGCTGGTACTGACGATCAGCGTATCCCCGGTTGATCCGGTTTGCAAAATAATCCACTTGGCACCGCCATTATCCAAGGAGACGACCGATTTGAAACTATTTGGATCGACCCGACGAATGAACCATCCACACGCCGTAAAGGCACTGGCACTTGGGAGGCTGGTGGTTCTGCTGAGATATTCACCGGCGGTATCTGCGCGAATTGACATCAGCCCGAATCCCTGATCTCGATCAGCGTGACGTAGCAGTCGCCGGCAGCATCGTCGGTCCCGGTGGTGCCATCAGCATCGCGGTTGATCTTCACGCGCACCATGTCCTGGGCAGTCATGGAGTCGTTGTTGGTCAGTATGATGCTGATCTGGTCCGGGTTCCCTTGCGTAGCTGGGACGGTCGCGCCCGCGTTGTTGGTAGCGTCGAAGGAGTCGGCGGCGTCGAGGTCGATGGCGTCCCCATCGGTCACCGCTTCCACGACGCACTCGAAGCGCACGGAACCGGACGTGGCCGAGGCCATGAAGTAGGTGATGATCGCGGTGATGGGCGCCGTGAGTCCCTGCGGGGCCGCGAACGTCCACCACGCGGCCTCGTCCGTGGCCGCGTCATAGGCCAGCACCAGCCGCCTGCGCGTAGCGTCGATCTGGCTAAGCTGCGGGAAGTTGGAGGCTGGGAAATCGGCCGAGCCCGGCGTGAGGGAGACAACGGTGCGGGCCATCAGTCCACCTCACCGAGGAGGGCGCGGAGGAATGCAGCGCTCACACGCATGGCCGCGACGGCGCAGAAGAGGAGGGTCTTCTGCGCGAGGGTCGCGTTCGTACGGAACGCGATGGGGAGGGCCGTGTTGTAGGACGCCTGGTTATCCTCGATCCACTGGTCGGTCGCGTCCACCGCCGCCTTGATGTCGGTCTTGAGCATGGCTGGCAGCGGATCGCGGGTCGCGCTCCACAGGCGCATCACCCCGCGCCAGATACGTTGCCGGTCGGAGTCAGCAAGAACCGCCATGATCCTCTATCCCGTTCCTGGCTTGCCCTGCTCGAACAGGCCCGCCGATTTGAGGAAGCGATAGCGCGCCTCCTCCTTCTCCAACTGCTTTTCCCAGGGCGTGCAACCCTTGCCTGCACAGGTCTGGCAAATCAGCTTCGTGCAGATCGCACACCAGCCGCCCATATCGGATGGAGACATCATGGGCTTGACCCATACGCAGCGCTGGCAGTGGAAACAGGTGAACGAGTCCTTCTCCTCGGTGGTCTTCCCCGCCTCCACCAGCATCCCGTAGCCACCCGGCCTGAGCATCACGGCTTCGTCATCTCCACCTTGACCACGATCTTATTGATTGCCAGAGCACGGGCCACCAGGCCGCTGCTTGTCATCACGATGCGATCCCCTTCCTCGGCATGACGTTTCGCCTCGGGCTCAGAATCCGAGTGCAGATCCACAAACGTCCCGTCCGAGTAGGTGACCCTCCACCTGGCCATGGCAGGCTCCCCGCGGAGGCTCTACTCCTCGAAGAAGATCGTTCCGGAAATGACGACGGCGCTGCTGGTCGGCGTCCGCGAGATGATGGAGCCATTGGCCGCAGCCGCCATCACGAACTCGCTCCCGGGGAACGCGACCCATCGGAAGCTCGATCGCTGGTTGAGCGCCTGCTCGAAGAGGATCACGCCCAACGTCGGGTTGACCGTGAAGTTCTCCCCAAAGTCCGTGATGGCGACGGGGTCGCCCGGATCGAGCGGACTAGGCGTCAACGCTGTGGACGTCCCCAAGCCGGTAATGCCGCGCTGGAGAATCCACAGAAAGGCGCTGTCGGCCGGCGTGGCCTCCGAGCCGAAGTTGTAGTCGTACAGCTTCACTCGACGCGGCGTCGTAGCATCCGATAGGATGCCCCCCGCGGCCAAAGTGGAATCGGCTGTGTCCTGAAACTTTGACGAGTACCGCGGCATCTCACATTCCTCCTGGTGACTTGCGCCACCATCTCAACATCCAAACGACTACCGCTAGCGCTGCCCCCGCGAGGGCCCAGGCGATCAGGTCACGCTCTTTCATGGCCCGTGAGAATCCCCACCACCTGGCCTATCGGTTCCGCAACCGTCAACTCCGTTCCATCGCTGAGCGTGATCACCGAGTGCTCACCCACCTCTCGCACGCAGACGACGTGCTGCGGGTTGATCCACACCGACTCGCCCGCACGGTGCGAATTGCCGAACGCGATGAGCGCCACATGCTCCTCACGACACGAATTCGAACGGTAGATAACGCTGGACCTGCGAGTAACGATTGGCGATGGTGATGCCCTGCACATCATCGCCCGCGAAGAGCAGGCCCAACATGACCGGCTGATCCTTGGCCTTGATGCAGGACCCAGAGTCGCCGCCTGCGCTCGTGGCCTGGCCGTCCGGGTTGCGCAGTACGAGCTGCTCGTGATACTGCGCGACGCGGCCGCCGCCGTAGTCCACGGCTGAGTCCCCGATGGCGGACACGATGCCGGTCGTGTGCTCCGTGGTCCGGCCCATCTTTTCCCAGGCATCGCCCAGCTCGGGGTCTCGGCCTGACGTGACCGGGCCGAGCTTGTAGATGGACGGCATCACGTCGTCCTCGTCCAGCACCGTCAGCAGGCAGGCATCGACATCGTTGGGGTTGCCCTGCTCCACAACCGCGCTAGCCTGCCCGCCCAGCGGCATCGACAGCTTGCCCCGTACTAGCTTCGGGTCCACCAGCGCAGCGCGGTACGAGCAGCCCACAGCGCGCGCGCCGAGGTTGGCCGCGCCGAGGATTGGGTTCCACCACAGCGCCCGCGCGGCCTGGCCGTGCTTTTTCTTACCCCCATCCGGCGGCCCAGGGTTGCCGAAGTTCACCGCGACCCGATCTGTGAGGACTGCGATCTGGTCCGAGGCGTGGCCTCCGTCGTATGGGCCAGGCTGGAGATTGGGGTCGCCCTCCTGGCCGGCGTTTACGTTGGCTCCAACGTGCGCGTTTGTGAGGATCGAGAGCACGCCTCCCGCTCGCACCACCAAACCTGCTGTTCCGGCCGTGATGTCCCGGTGCCCAATCGAGTAGCCCGCAGGGCACGGGCGCACACGCGCCGTGAGGCTCAGCGGGCCGATGGCGGCAGGGCGGATCGCCCGAGGGCGCATCTCCTGGACGTCGGTATCGGGCGCATCGTCCAGGCTCCGCGGAATCAGCTGATCCGTCATCACGGCGCGGATCGGCAGTTTCGTCGGAACGCCGATCACGGTACAGATTTGATCCATGAGCTTGCCGTTGCGCATTCGCAGACCGCGGCCGACAAACGTGAACTCCCCAGCAAGGTGCCGCGCATGTAGATCCGCGAGCTTCATCGTTTCAGGCCCTCCAGCTTCGCCTTAATATCTTTGGCCCGTCCCCGGTCACCCGCCAAGAGAGCCGTCCATCGCGCCTGCTCCAGAAAATCGGCACGGATGTCCACCAACTCACCACGGAATTCGGATACGGCCTGCGCTAGGGCACGCTGGTCTGCGGCTGTCATAGCCGCAGAGAGTTCGACCACGCCCAGGCGTTCCAGGCCGTGATTGACGTGATCGACCCACCCTTTCATGGCATAACCCAAGCCGGCGGACAGGCTCAGGATCATGACAACGAGTGCACCCTTGGGGAGCAATCGCAAGAGACTTCCGCCATTGCGCCGCTCGCCGTTATCCTCGGCCCACCGCTGGCGGTCTTCGGGTGGGGAATGACGACGCTCCCCGCCCATGTGCGCCATCGAAAGGGACCAGACCACCGAGCTTCATGGCTCAGCGCTTCGCCGGAGGCTCCCACCCGAAGAGGCTACGGCCCAGCGCGGCCGCGGCGGCGCCGAGCGCCCCCAGGATGCGCGCCATCTCTGGCGGGATCACCTCGGCCGGTGCAAGGACGCCCGTCAGCGCGACCACGACGCCGACCACGGTCAGCCACTTGTTCGAGGTGGTCTGCGAAAGCGCGGCTCCAACCGCGCCTAACGTCGTCGCCCCGAGAATCAGGTAGGTCGAGTACTCGGGGAAAAACGGCGCCACTGCCGCGAGAACCAAGCCGACTGCGGAGAGCGCCTTCTGAATCTGGGTGAGCGTGAACATCTTCACTGCTCCTTCCGCGCGTCAGCCTGAAGGATGAGCAGACGTTCCGTATCGTCCAGGCTCGCGTTCTTCGCCTTCGGCTTGCCGCTGAAGATCTTGGACTTCGCGCTCGGATTCGCCCCGAACGCGATGCCGACGCCGAAATACCAGGTGTGATTGCCAAGGACGTCCACGGGCTGCGCGGAACTGGTCGCGATCGGCTTTTCCCAGCCGAGTTGAAACGCCACGCTCTTGACGTAGCAGGTCGCGAGCGGAACGCTCATCGCGAACGTCAGATCGCTGAAACCGGAATCGAGCCCGGCCCCGGCGATCCCCACGCCTCCGAAGAAGCACGGCAGATTGCCGAATCCGATGCCGGCAATGTTCGCGGTCAGGATCGCGTGCGACGTGTTGTCGGCCGGGTTGTAGGACCAGCCGAGCACGATGTTCGGCGCGAGCGGGCTCGAGGGTGAGCCCGCCTTGACCTTGACACCCGCTTCCAGGGCCGAAGCCGCAAAGCATGCAGCCAGAAACAGCACCCACTTTTTCATGACATCTCCTACTGACATACGGGACTGTCGAACGAACAATCAGCTTCCCAGCACCCGCCCTGTGGATCGCCCGCGCACACCTTGAAAATCGCCATGGTACCGGCAGGGCCACGCATCCGGAATTGGAGAGGGTTGCCGTTGTTATTCCAGCAGACCGCTACGCCATCATCTGCCGCAGCGCATGGAACGCCACCCCGGAATCCTACGTAGGGCCCACGGAGCGCCTCACACGCCGCCCGCTGCGCGAAGCCAACCGGGCTCTCATCCCCATAGGGGCAGTCCAGCCTGCCGTTGATGGGCGCGCAGAAGGCAGCGTCATGTGCCATCGGCGTCAGGTCGATGATGAGTGACGCCAGCCGCCGCCCCTCGATCTTGATTTTACTGAGCGGAGGAGCCTCCGGCGGGCAGCCCGCCGCCGGAGGCGTGGGAGTTGCGCTTGGGGTGGGAGTAGGCCCCGGCGTTGGCTGCGGAC